CTGGTTGGTCCACATGGCAGCTGGTGTTGAGTTTCTATCTTTCAAGCCTTCAAGCCCATTGCGGGTGTTCTATCTGCAAGCAGAAATCCAATACCATTACCTGCGTGAACGCATTCGCCAGATAAATTTGCCGCCCGAGGTTATCACTGACGCACACGAAAATCTGGTGATCACGCCACAGCTTAAACTGATCTTGAACGAAGCAGGCCTTGCTACGGTCACGGCTCTTATCGCCAAGCACTTTCCAGACGGCCTCGACATCATCGTCATTGATCCCATCCGCAACGTCTTTGACGGCGGCGAGGCCGGGGCCAGTGAGAATGATAACAACGCCATGCTGTTCTTCCTGCGTGACCGGGTCGAAGAGCTGCGAGATTCTGTTGATCCCAACGCAGGCATCATCCTGGTTCACCACACCAAGAAGCTATCCAAGAAGCAGGTGGATGAAGATCCGTTCCAGGCATTATCCGGGGCCGGTTCACTGCGGGGGTATTACAGCTCAGGCATGATCCTGTTTCGCCCGGACGAGGCTCAACCAGAACGCCGTCTGATCACCGAGCTTCGCAATGGCCCAGCCTTGGCAGCAAAAATTGTCGACAAACATGAAGGCCAATGGATTGAGATTGATCCATCATCGGAGCGTTTGGTTCGTCAGGAATATGGTGAAAAGCTGGATGCTGAACGCCTGCGCAAGCGCGATGTGATCCTAAACACCCTGTTCGAGGAAGCCAGGTTAGGTAACGTTTATACCTCTATTCAGTTTGCAGAGGCTTTTGAAGGGAAGGTTGGCTTGGGTGGGAGAAGCACCATAGCTGAGCGCATCAGCGTGCTTGCCACCAAGGGGCACATCAAGTTTTTCAAGAATCCAGAACAGCATGATTTGCCGCCATTACGGCGATCAAAGTTTGGTTATCTGTGCGTTGAAACCATGCACCTTGGTCTTCCTGAAGATGTCGTTGATGCCGAGACCGGAGAGGTTGCAGAGGTCGTTCATCCCCTCCTGCCAACACACTTTAAATGCCGCCATACCGGTGTCGCCCTCGAGGTCGAAAACCCGAATATCTGGGTCTACCCGGATGTGGAGGAGGATCAATGATGGGCTCAATCATCCTCAATTGTAGAATCCAGAGCGGCTGGATTCTGGATTCTAGCTGGACGCTAATTTTAAGCAAATTCAGTGGGTTATGCATGGTTTCAGAATCCAGCTGGATTCTAGATTTGGATTCTTGGATTCTGGCCATACCCCCATATTTTCTGAGGTGTTCAGCCTCCATTCTAGAATCCAGTCTTTCTCCTACCCTTACAGGGGTATCGGGTAGTGGCCACCGCTTTCGCTTGGCCACACCCTCTTGGCCGATGTCGTCGGCACCATCAATCAACCAATCCAAAAAACCGGGTGGCGATGCATCCGACCAAGAACGTCATCGCCACCCTCACCACACCGCAACCCAAGGAGAAGCGATATGGATAAATCCAGTTTGACCAAACCAGAACCGGACGCAATGGCCATGACGGTCCTAGCCCTTGATCTTGGCACCAAGACCGGATGGGCTCTGCATGGCCAGGACCAGTCTATCACCAGTGGCACGGTCGAATTTAAAAACGACCGGTGGCAGGGTGGCGGCATGCGCTTCCTGCGGTTCAAGCAATGGCTGACCGAGGTCAAGCAAATGGCCGATGGTTTGGATGCAGTGTTCGTTGAGGAAGTTCGCCGTCACATCGGTGTTGATGCCGCCCACGCCTACGGTGGCTTTCTCGCCCACGTCACAGCTTGGTGTGAACATCACCAAATCCCTTACGAGGCTGTCCCCGTCGGCACCATCAAACGCCACGCCACCGGCAAGGGCAACGCCAACAAGGACGCCATGGTCGCTGCCATGTGTGCCCGTGGGTTCAATCCCGCCGATGACAACGAGGCCGATGCCTTGGCTCTGCTGGGTTGGGCACAGGATCACCGCATGGGAGGTGCGCCATGAAGTGGCATCCACGAGAGTTTGGCGGTACACGTCGCAATCCCGATCAGGTCAAAAAGGATGGCTGGCAAGACCAGGGCATGTTGGCCGTGTCGGTTGAAGATGACCGGCTGACCTGGCCGGAGAAAGAACTAATCCGCCAACTGGGTGAGAAGCTCTATGGCAAGCGAAAGGAAGAAGCACATGGGCAATAATCACTGGACGGCACCGCTGGTGGAAGAACGCTTGGTTGAGGCCGCTGGTGTCTTGAAGCGGCTGCCTGAAGAAAGGGTGCAGGGGTATTTCTCAGCATGGCCAGATGTGGTCCATGATCTCAATGAGTCCTTTGGTTGGCATGATCCGGTGTTGCGCAGGCCTTGGCCCTCGCCGGGCTCCATTGACCGCATGGATGAGACAATGCAGTGGTTGCAGTGGTTAGATCCTGATGTGGCGAAGATCTGTTGGTTCAGAGCGGCAGGAAAACGGTGGAAAACCATCTGTTGGAAAGTCGGATTGCAACGAACAGCGGTCAACCAACGCTATCTTTTTGGTCATTGTGTCATAGCCTGGAGGCTTAACGGTCATAGGCTGCCAAGTAATCGTTCGCGCCGTGACGTGATTGCGATGGTCCAATCGGCGAAGCCGTAAGTAGTGGATAAAAAGGTGTTCGGCGAACACTTTTCGCGCGGACAAAACCGGCTAAAAGGGGTATGTTTTTAGCTAACCTCAGGAGAGTTGGGCACGGGCGTTATTGCAGCACTGGACCGCTTTTCCTTGGAGGCATTTAATTTGTTATTTGAAGGTTTGTTTTGATCATGCCAATTGGGTTGTCCCGTTCAATTTTGACGTTTGCACTGGCTGTCACTGTGGTGGCTGTTGCGTCGATCAGTGCCAAGGCTGACGTTGTTGGTCCGGCCAGGGTCGTTGACGGGGACACGCTAGAAATCACCGGCACAAAGATCCGGATGCATGGCATCGATGCGCCTGAGAGCAAGCAAAGCTGTCTGGCAAATGGCAAAACCTATCGATGTGGTATGAAGGCTACGGAAGCTCTGAGCCAATTGATCGGTTCTTCCTCGGTTCGCTGTGAGGAGAAGGATCAGGATCGCTACGGTCGTGTGGTCGCAGAGTGTTTTGTTGGTCAGGTTAATCTCAATGCATCTCTTGTCAGCCAAGGCTGGGCGTTGGCCTACCGTCGTTATTCGATGGATTACGTTGGCGAGGAGACAGATGCTAACACCAAAAAACATGGGCTTTGGGCGGGAACGTTCACAGCTCCTTGGGATTGGCGTAGAGGCAAGAGGCTTGCCGCCTTTCAACAACCGTCCACGTCTGTGAATGGCTGTGCGATCAAAGGCAACGTCAGCAGCAAAGGCTCAAAGATATTCCATGTGCCTGGCGGACGTTATTACGAACAAACACGCATTGACGAGGCCAAGGGCGAACGCTGGTTCTGCTCTGAAGCTGAGGCGAAAGTTGCTGGTTGGCGGCGATCAAAGCAATAAATGGGTCCTTCCTGGCCGATTTCCTATGCTGGGGGGCTCAGTCCGACAGTTTCCCAGTGACGTCCTGAAAAACACCATTTCGTTTCGTTTCAAATATCGCCCGAACCTGCTGAATCGCGGGCAGGAAGTGGCTTGAGCTGATTTTAGAAAAGTTGGTGGAAACGAAATGGAACGCTGGGTCGTTTCGTTCCAAAGCGAAATGCGCTCCAAATTGATTAACTTTTGAAGAGAACACATTGAACGCTCAAATCATCAACATCGGTGACAAGGTCGAGATGATCGCCACTGGCGAACTCTCCTGCCACCCGGATAATCCGCGCCGGGGAAACGTCGATGAAATCAGGTCCAGCATTCGGAGCAATGGATTTTACGGAGCGCTGGTCGTTCACAGATCAACGGGTCACATCCTTGCGGGCAACCACCGTTTCATGGCGGCCCAAGCGGAAGGGTTGGACAAGGTCCCGGTCATCTACGTGGATGCCAGCGATGATGATGCCAAAGCCATTCTGGTCGGAGACAACCGCCTTTCGGATTTAGCGGAAAATGATCCGGAACTTCTCGTCGCCTTGTTGCAAGCCATTCAATCTCGCGAACAAGGCCTGACCGGAACCGGTTATTCTGATGACGACCTTGCTGCACTATTGGCAGCCGGTATGGATGATGGAGAGGCGCTGGAGGGGGAAGACGATGTTCCCGATACGCCGGAAGATCCAATTTCCCGCCCCGGTGATTTGTGGGTTCTTGGTAACCACCGTTTAATTTGCGGTGATGCGACAATTGCCACCGACGTGGAGCGATTACTGGAAACGGTCAAACCGCTCCTCATGGTCACAGACCCGCCTTACGGTGTCGAATATGACCCGTCATGGCGCAACAAGGCTGGTGCTGCGGGAACCAAGAGAACTGGTAAAGTTTTAAACGATGATCGTGCCGATTGGCGTGAAGCCTGGGCTTTGTTCCCGGGTGACGTTGCGTATGTCTGGCACGGTGCATTGCATGCGGCGACTGTCGCTGAGAGCCTTGAGGAATCGGGCTTTAAAGTCCGCTCGCAGATCATCTGGGCCAAGGAAAGATTGGTTTTGAGTCGTGGTGATTACCACTGGCAACATGAACCCTGCTGGTATGCGGTCAAAAAAACAGGCAAGGGTCACTGGGCTGGTGATCGTAAGCAGACAACGCTCTGGCAGATATCCAGCCGGGATCAGGACGCAAAAACTGTTCATGGAACCCAAAAACCTGTCGAATGTATGCGCCGCCCCATTTTAAACAATTCAAGTCCCGGTCAAGCTGTCTACGAACCCTTCATGGGATCTGGCACCACGTTGATCGCCGCTGAAAGTACGGGTCGCGTTTGCTATGGCTCTGAACTGAGCCCGGCCTATGTGGACGTGGCAGTTTTACGTTGGCAAAAAATTACAGGAGGAAAAGCAATGCTGAATGGCGATGGCCGTTCGTTTGATGAGATCAAGGAAGGGAAGGCCGCAGCATGAGACAGTCAAGACGGATGTCATTATTGGAATCATTGATCAATGTGGCCGTTGGATACGGCGTCGCCGTATTAGCCCAGGTTATGATTTTTCCCCTGTTCGGCCTTGAGGTTGCGCTGTCTGACAATCTTGCTATCGGCGCGATCTTCACAGCCATATCGATTGTGCGCAGCTATACCCTGCGCCGGGTGTTTGAAGAAATTCGGGTTCGCAGGGTCTGGGCCTGACATTAAGCCCGGTCACATCATTATATGTCTGACAATACCCAGCCCATCTCGGTGATTACGAGCTTGCTCGACCTATCCGAAAGACGGGTGCAACAGCTATCGCGGGCAGGGGTTATTCCGAAAGCAGCGCGAGGCCGGTACGAGCTGATTGGATCGGTCCGTGGCTACATTCGACATTTGCGCGACATCAATATTAAAAGCGAGACGGGGACCGTTGATTACGGCACCGAGCGCGCAAGGTTGGTTAAAGCCAAGGCTGATTTAGCCGAAATGGAAGCCTCACAAATGCGGGGAGACCTGCTTCTCGCACCTGACGTAACGGCGGCCTGGACGGAGATCGTGGCGCTGATGCGAGCGCGGCTGCTGGTGCTGCCTGATAAAATCGCGCCGGTGGTTCATGAAACGACAAGCCTCAACGAAACAAGGGACGTCCTCAAAAAGGCGGTCTACGAAATCCTCACGGAAATCGCCGCCACAGACGTTGAAATCTTGCCTCACACTGATGGGAACACCAGCGTTGAGGAAGGCGGTGAAAAACGCCTGCAAAGTGGCGGCACCACCGCCGGACCTGACGATCAGCCAGTGGGCGGATCAAAATCGTAGACTGAGCTCTGAAGCGAGTGCCGAGCCCGGTCAATGGATGACGGATCGCGCTGAATATCAGCGCGGCATCATGGAAGCTATTTCTGATCCCTCGGTGGAAACCGTGGTGGTCAAGACATCTGCACAGGTCGGTAAAACCGAGTGCATCCTAAATGCGGTTGGCTATTACGTTGATCAGGATCCATCGCCGATCATGGTGGTGATGCCGACGGAACGAGACGCAGAGACATGGTCAAAGGACCGTTTTGCCCCAATGGCGCGCGATACGCCGTGCCTGCGCGGCAAACTGTCTGATCCTAAATCGCGGGATGGATCGAACAAGATCCTGCATAAGAAATTTGGTGGCGGTCACCTGACTATCGTCGGTGCCAATGCACCATCGGGTTTGGCCATGCGCCCGATCCGCATTTTGCTTTGTGATGAGGTGGATCGGTATCCGGCCAGCGCTGGTGCCGAAGGTGACCCGGTCAATTTGGCCAAAAAAAGAACCGTCACCTTCTGGAACAGAAAGATGGTTATGGTCTCGACCCCGACCATCAAAGGAGTGAGCCGAATTGATGCGGCCTGGGAAGAAAGTGACAAACGCCGGTATTGGGTGCCGTGCCCCGATTGTGGGGAACATCAGATCCTGCGCTGGGAGCAAGTCCGCTGGGATAAAGACGCGACAGGAAAACATCTGCCCGAGAGCGCCCATTATGTTTGCGAACAATGCGGCACACTTTGGAAAGACGCCAAACGCGGTGGGGCCATCCGTCTCGGCGAATGGAGAGCGGAAAAACCTTTTGCCAAGATTGCCGGGTTTCATCTGAACGAGATTTACTCACCATGGGTCAAGCTGGAAGAGATGGTTCGCACCTTTCTTTCCGCCAAGGAACACGGTGAGGAAGCCATGAAGACATTTATCAACACGTCGTTGGGGGAAGTCTTCGAAATCCGGGGCGAGGCTCCGGAATGGGAGCGCATTTACAATCGCCGTGAGGAATATCCTATCGGCGTGGTGCCGGAAGGTGGGCTGTTTTTGACAGCTGGTGCCGATGTGCAGCGTGATCGCATTGAGGTCGAGGTGATTGCCTGGGGCCGTAAACGGGAAAGCTGGTCGTTAGATTACCGGGTTCTCCATGGTGATACGGCCAAGACGGGTGTTTGGAACAAATTGAGCGCCATGCTGGAAGAACGGTTTCCCCATACGGAAACCGGCGCTGGCATGATGATTGATCGTATGGCCGTTGATTCTGGCTATGCCACCCAGCAAGTTTATGCCTGGTCGCGGACGGCTCCATTGGGGCGCGTCATGCCCATCAAGGGCGTTGATAAAAGCCGTTTCCCCATACAGGGGCCCAGTGATGTCGAAGTAAAGATCGGCAAGCGAAAACGCAAACGTGGAGCCAAGCTGTGGACGGTCTGTGGACCGGTGTTTAAAGCAGAGCTCTATGGTGATCTGCGTAAGGACCCGCCTGAAGAGGAAGAAGAGTTTCCGCCGGGATACTGCCATTTTCCACAGTATGACCCGGAATATTTTAAGCAATTGACCGCCGAGCAGGCTGTCACCCGGGTCAAGAAAAACGGGTTTGCTGTTATCGAATGGCAAAAAACCCGTGAGCGTAACGAGGCGCTGGATTGTCGGGTCTATGCCCGAGCTGCTGCTGAATATGATCTGGTGCGTCTAACCGAGCGTGTTGCCCGTAACAAGGAACGAAAGCTCGAGGAAAACGCCAAGGAAAATAACAAGGACGGCTTGGCCAAAACGAAACGATCTCTGTCCTTGCCGGAGACGGAAGCCGACACATCATCGCGTTGGGCAGATCCTATTTTGTCCGATGATCCCTGGCTCTAAACAGGCTTTAGATAATGACTGAATTAACAACATTGGAAACCCGGCTTACGGAAGCCGAGGCTGCTCTGCATGTGCTTGCCACGGGCGGTCAACGCCAAGTCGTCGATATCGGCACCGGAGGCCGCGTTGCCTATACGGCGGCCAATGTTGCTGAGATGCGACTTTATATCGCCGGTCTCAAAAACCAGATCGCCAAACTTAAGGGTCTGTCCAAGCGGGCTCCTATCTACGTGGAATTTTAAATGCTCCAACGATTGCGTTCCTTCATCTCGCGGCCAAAGGCTCATGCGGGAGCCCATCATGGTGCCTCGACCACGGACCGGGAGACTGCCTCCTGGCTGCCATCATTTGGATCGGCGGATGCGGACCTGCTGGATGATTTGCCCATGCTGCGGGCGCGCAATCGTGATTTGGCAATTAATAATGGCATTGCTTCGGGTGCAATCCAAACCATCACCGACAATGTGGTCGGCACGGGATTTAGATTATCGGCCAAGCCGGATTATCGGGCGCTGGGTCGTGACAAAGTTTGGGCTGACGAATGGAGCAACCAGATTGAAGCCCTGTGGCGAACCTGGGCGGATGGAACCGATTGTGATGCCGGGCGAACGTTGAATTTTGCCGGTCTCACCCAGTTGGTGTTCCGTTCTGGATTGTTGAACGGTGAAGCCATGGCTCTTCCCTTGTGGTTGCCTGGTGACGGACCGTTCGCTACCCGCATTCAGATAATTGAGGCCGACCGACTGTCAACGCCACCGCATAAAAGTGATGGCAAAGGAATGCGCGCCGGTATCGAAGTTAATGCCTACGGTGCGCCGCAGGCTTATTGGATCAAGAAAACCCATCCTGGTGATCATTTTGCCTGGGCGGCCACTGCCGAAGATTGGCAGCGCGTGCCTGCCTTTACGCGGTGGGGTCGCCATCGGGTTATTCATGTCCATGATAAGGAACGTACCGGACAGACCCGGGGAAAGCCTCTGTTCTCTGCAGTGATGAAGCAGTTTCGCATGCTGGATAAATACCAAAGCAGCGAACTGCAGGCTGCTGTTATTAACGCCATGATTGCGGCCTTCATTGAAACGCCCATGGATCAGGACAGCATTGTCGAGATGTTCGGTGGTGACGCCGATCAATATATGCAGGACCGCAACGCCTATATCAAAAACCGTGTCCGTCTCAAAGGTGGAGCGGTTATGCCGTTGTTTCCGGGAGACAAACTGTCGTCATTTGCGCCGTCGCGTCCGGCAGATGGTTTCGCGCCTTTTGTTGAGGCCATGTCCCGTCATGTGGCGGCGGCGTTGCATATGCCCTACGAGCTTTTGCTCAAAGATTTTAGCAAGACCAATTACTCCAGTGCCAGGGCGGCATTATTGGAAGCCTGGCGGTTTTTCAATGGCCGTCGGCAATGGCTGTCAGCCCATTGGACACAACCTGTTTATGAACTCTGGCTCGAAGAAGTCATCGAGGCCGGGTTGATCGAAGCCCCTGATTTTTACGAACATCGCCGAGCTTATGCCCGATCCCGTTGGATTGGGCCAGGTCGGGGGTGGGTGGATCCGGTCAAAGAAGCAAAGGCTGCTCAGACCCGCATGGATATCGGAGTTTCGACCCTCGAAAACGAATGCGCCGAGCAAGGTCTCGACTGGGAAGAAGTTCTGGAACAGCGGGCGCGGGAGCGTGAACGCATGACCGAGCTTGGCTTATTGGGTGCGGCAGATGTTGTATCCGGGCAACCGTTTGTGGAGGAAGCACCCGATCAAGAATTAGGTCACGTTAAGGAAGCAAAATCATGAAGTATCCCCGTCTGTGGTCACGCCTCTATAACACGCCGCTGGCCATCGGGTTCGATAAGCTGAGGGTGATCGAAGGTGTTTTTCTCAA